TAGTCATGACCTAAATCTCTAGTAGTACCAGCTTTCATTGCATTATCTATAGTTGATTTTATTCCATCGTAATCTTTATTTTCTAACATTTCAACAGATTCTAATATAGCATTTTTTAACGTTTGATTCTTACAGAAATCTAATGTTTCTGATTGTACAAATTCTAGGTCTGTTGCTTCAATATTCTTCCAAACATCTCGTAACTTTTCTACAACACCAGATTTTAATACATCGTTATCTATTCCATCTACCTTATACTTCACGACTTCCAATGTAGGTTGTTTCTTATATTCATAAAAGTAATCTCTGACAGTCTTAACTAACCACTTGTTTGAATCTGAATCAAACATATCTGGTTCTAATATATCACTAATAGTTTGAATAAATTTTACATCACTCATTAAAGATGCAATAATTTTTGATTGAAATGATGTTCCAAATTGTGTTAGTGTTTCACTCATTTACTCTCCTTTCTAAAAACAAAAACTGGTTCATATTTATAACCCTTTCCCATAATACTTGATAATGTTAATTGTAATGTTTCCTCTTGAACAAATCCTAACTCTTTAGATATACGAATTGTTTCAGTTTCTATGAAATCATATTTAGGAGTATTTGCAATATTAATCAACATATACCTATTATCTTTTAATCCATTATAACAATTTTGAATGGTCTTCTTCAGAAATCCATTTACCCATTCATTTTTAGTAGGGAACTTAACAAAACTTTGTGTACTTTCCAAGCTATATTTTTCAGTATCAAAGTAAGGTGGTGAAGTGAAACACAAGTCGAGTGACTCTTCTTTAGGTTTGTATTCTTCACTCCCGAGTTTATAAATATCAATCTGTTTTCCAAAATACGAAAAATCTTTCACCATCCTTTGAAGTCCATCATAAGTTTTGGATGATGGTTCTGTTCCTATATAGTGTTTAGTATTTGAAGCAGTTAGAAATCCCAATAGTCTACCACCCCATCCACAACTCATATCCCAAACAACATCACCACCATATTTTTGATAAATAAGTTTAGCTGCTGTTGGTCTAAAATTACTCACAGATTGTGTACCAGTATATATTTTTATCGATTGTCTTAGTCTGTTTTCATGAAACTTATTTTTTTCCATACCCTCTTCACCTTTAAAATGTTTCATGTTCCAATTCCAACATTTTTTAATAGTCGATTTGAATTTATCATCATCATGAAAAATTTCCATAGGGGACATTTTAGCACCACCACAACGAACTTCCCAAAAGTGTGGGAAGTATGTCCAAGCCAATCTTAAACAGTGCATAGTCTGAACTATTTTATTTCCATCCAATATCGTATCAACATCAAACTTTTTTAGTTTTTTCATGTGTGTGTATTTTTCATCATCACGAATCATATAGTGGGGAAATCCATGTCGTCTGTAGTATTTAAATATTACGTCTACACCATAATCTATATCTACATTTCGAATATCATTTGTAACTCTATGAAACTCAAGGTCTAGTGAGGGAACATCTAAATACTTACTTAATACATTATAATCTACACTCATTTATTGTGTGTTTTCTCGGCATAACTATTTAACTGATTAAAGTTATTAAGTAACCAACTCGTTACATTTGGTAAAGCTGTAAATAGTTTATCTTCTAAAAACATCTTCTCAAACTTAAACTTAATCAATCTGTTGATTGGTGAATTTACTGCATCAATTATCTTTGTCTTTGTTGAACCAGATATATCAACATCTGATAATTGCATTAGTTTATAGTTTAGTTCTATTGTGTCTTTATGTTCTGGCAACTCATTTACAACTTCATCCATCTCAACAATACGATTTTCACTAAGAAATGGTAACTTCTTTTGAATTGTTTTTAGTCCAAGACCACGAACACCACTAATGTTATCTGACTTATCACCATCCAATACCCTATACCAAATAAGATTATGAGATGAAATACCATACTCATCTAAAACTTTATCTTCATCATACATCTTCTTTTTAGTTGGACTCCAAATTTTTATTCTTCCGTTTGCTAATTGTAAGAAGTCTTTATCGGTAGACATAATTGTGATTTGGGAATCAGTAAGAACTTGTCTACAGATATATCCTATGGTATCATCTGCTTCGATGTTATCATATGATAATACAGTTACTGGTAGTGTATCTAGATACTCAACCACTCTTTGTATTTGCATAATCATGTTCATCTTTTCATCATCTTGTGATGCAAAACTATTAGAACGATTTACTCGATACTTTGTTTTTCTATTTTGTTTATACTGTGGATATAATTTGCGACGGCGATTAGAACCACCCTTCCCATCAAAAGCAATGATGACACGAGTGGGCCTAATCATATTTATTACATAACCAATACTTCTTAAGAAACCAACTATTCCACCAATGTGAATACCATCCTCATTAGTAGTTGGTATAACACTAAACACTCGGATAAACGTGTTTAGGCCATCTATAATTAGTACTTTGTCATTTGGTTCTCCACCGTCAATAGAACCACCTTTTTTCTTTATCTCTTCGAATATGGATAAGTATTTTTTATTACTCACTAACTTCCTCTTCAACTACAACGTCATCAATACCAAAGTTCTTTTCGTATTTAAGAACGACTTTTTTACAAATCATATCATAACAGTATGATTTAAATTCATCATCCTCTAGATATTCAGCCCAATCCTTAGATTGAAACTTAATCTCTTTACCATTGTGGTCATCCATAGTGTACCAAGCACCACCTTGTTTTACAAGTTTGTGTTCTTTCATAACGTGTAACCAACTACCTTCGTTATCAATACCACTCTCAAAGTAAAGTTCAAAGTCAGCATGTCTCATGGGTGGCCCAAGTCTGTTCTTTATGACTTGTGCTCTCATCTTCATACCGATAGTGTTTTTCTTAGTATCTTTTATCTGACCAACATTCTTTAGTCTGATACGAGTTGAAGCGTGAAACGGTAATGCTTTTCCACCACTTGTTGTCCATGGATCTCCAAACATTACACCAAGTTTCTGTCGTAACTGATTTGTGAATACCAAAGCTATTTTCTGTCTACCAATCATCTGAGTAATCTTTCTCATAGCTTTAGAAAGTATAATAGCTTTTGAAGTAGCCCAACCATCTTTGTCGAACTCTGCTTCTAATTCTACTTTTGTTGTAGCGGCAGCTAATGAATCTACTAAGATAGTTACTAATCTATTTTTGTCTGATTCACGAACCTTAGCGACTATCTCTTCAATAGCTGAAAATATATCTTCTACTGTTTCTAAGTGTAGATATAACATACTCTCAACATCAACTCCGATAGCCTCAAGGAAATCAGTACTAACTGCAGTTTCTGTATCTATATAAACAGCAACACCACCTTTTTTCTGTGTTTCAGCAAGTACGTGAGCTCCGATTAAGGATTTACCACTACTCTCCAAACCATTCAATTCTGTTATTCTACCAACAGCAATCCCACCATCAGGTCGGTTTGATATTGCTAAGTCCAACATGGTTGAACCAGTAGAAATAAAGTCTTTGATATCAGTAGGTGTTGTGTCTGAACCATCAAGGAAATATGCTACTTTCATATCCTTGAATTGTTTATTAATGGTGTCGGCTAAAACACCAGCTAAGTCATCTCTAGTTGACATATAGTTCTCCTATATAAAAGTGAGCAGTTAGCGTCACGGCACTTACGTTCATCTCTGTGAACAACTGCTCACTATTATGTTTTTTATTTAATTGTTAAATAAGTCGTCAAACGCATCTGAAGTTTCTTTAGAATTGTAAGAAGCAGGTTCTACTTTTGGAGTAGATTCTTCTTCTTTTGTTTCTTCAGATGAACCACCATTTAGATACTCATTTAATGCATTAGTTAACTCTTCATAAGAAAGTTCTTGATAGATATCAGTAATATTCTTTTGATTTTCAGTTAATGTTTCCATCATTGAAGCGTCTTCGGTGATAGGAGTCTGATTAGGTTTGACTCTGATTGAAGTCGATGGATACTGTGCACCAGTTTCCTCGGCTGTTTTGAACTCTACAGCAACATCACGTCCACTCACTGCATCTGTGATATCACCATAATCTGGATCTGCGATTATGGAAAGTAGTTCTTGATAAACTGTTTTTCCAAATCCCCAAAACTTAACACCTTGTGATTCTTCACCACGAACAACAACAGGAGCATATGTTCTCATCTTTGCTTCAACTTTTTTACCTAAACGATAATCATCTTTTGAACCAGTTCCTTTTAATTTCTGAGCAAACTCTTCAATTGGATCTGGTCTACCAAATGATATTGGTGACAGATAATTTTTTCCACCCAAGTCGTAATGAAAATACAACTCGATGAACGGATTATCTTTGTTGAACTTATAAGGTACAATACGAACAATTTGATTACCAGGTGATGGTTTCCAAAGGTTCGATGTTCTGTTATTTGTGGTTTGTAATTGATTAAGGCGATTTTTGATTGCATTTAAATCCATTTTATATTCTCCATTTGTTTAATTAGTTAGTTGTTATTTGTTAGTCACTTTCGTAACCATTGTTTATATAAGTATAAACAAGCTTTTGGAAATACAATTATTTTTTCTCGTTTTCCCAAGTATTTACGTTTACTATCGTATAGATTCTAGTAGGTATTTTATTAAGGCCTTCTTCGTTTGTTAATAGTAAACAGTTCTTATAATTTTCCCATTCGATAGGAAATCTTTTATCCAACTTACCACCGTTGAGTTCACGAATTAAATCGTTCAACGCATTGATAGTATATAATGTGTTGGTATTTTTTTTTCTGTGTAGTGAAATTGTATCTGGTACTTCTTGTATAGCATCTTCATCATACTCAACGTTATAAGTACAGATTAATTGATGATAATCATTTTCATTTTGAAATGCATACACCTTATCGAATACTATATCGTTACAAGCTAATATGATATCTATGGTTTCATAGAATCTGTTTCTTTTAGTGAATGTGCAGAGTAGTTGAGTTCTCATTTACCAACTCCAAACTTTCTTCTTTCTTTATCACTTATTTCTGGTTCCGGTGGATACTCTTCTTTGTTA